TTAAAACCTAAACTATTAATAGTTGTACCCGACATCGAGACATAGGAGATAAGTGTTACGGAAGCACAACTGATTCCAAACCAGTTAGCGTAGGTTCGACTCCTACATCTCCTGCCAACTATTATGATAGACCACAACTGTAAGAAAACTTGTTCGCAAGCTTGTAGTGGTCTTTCATAGTAGTTATATGACTACTATACAACCAAATACACCAAAATATACGATTGGATGAGGCGTAACCTTCCACGGTGTATCAAAGGAGTTGGAAAAATATCACGACGGTGATATCGCATAGTGACAGAATAATGTTTGAACGACATAATGTAATGACTAGGAATAGCTACCACGCTTCGCAGCAATAGTCATGTTGGGTATCATAGCCAGTTCTCTTTAGGCCCTTGCAGGTAATACAATAAATCCTGCCTATGCACTTATAAAAATTACAAATTAAAAACAGAAGTTCCCGACATCGGGGACAAGGAGTGAACAAATTGAGAGACTTTTTTGCATACCCACTAGAAGGGGTAGCAATATCTCTTCTTTGGGTTAACAGTTTATTATTTAAATACGAATACGAAGTAGCAAAGTTTGATACCGATAAACCTAATAAGGATATTAATCACAGTAAATGACAGTAATACTTGCAGTAATAGTAGCAGTATTAATGATAGCATTTATAAGTGACGTGATTAGATGGAAACCATGATGAAAGGATAAAATAATGTCTATATGTGGAGAAATAGAAATAAGTCAAAAAGAATTAACAGAATCATTAGAAAGATTATCAAGAACTTCAGATCTTCTTACAAAAATAAAAGAAACATTAAATGAAACAGTAAAACTACATGAATTTGCTGTAAAATCACATGATATAGCATGTAAGAGACTAATATTATTACTTGAAGTAGATAAACAAACCATACCACCTAATGATGAAATACTTCAAGAATTACTAGAAGACGTAAACTAATTTACCACAGAAAGGTAATACTATGGTAGAACGAACCGGAGTACATATTAGTAAGATGACAAGTAAACTAGAAGGTTTACGTGCAATATCTACAAATACTATAACAAATCCATATTGTAACAAACAGCATACAACAGGTAAAAGTAATAATATCTGTACTCTTTGTTACTCACAAGCAATGCTCAAGACATATCGTAAGAATATGCAAGCATGCTTACAACACAATAGTGATTTCTTATCAAGTAAAGTACATGAAATGCAGTATCTACCAGTATTACTAGACGCATTTATTCGATTCAATGCTCATGGTGAGCTAATAAACTTAAACCACTTAGAAAATCTAGTGAATATCGCTAAGAAAAACCCACATTGCCGATGTGTATTGTGGACTAAACGTAATGATCTGGTCGTGAAATACTTCAAAGGGAGTCAAAAACCAGATAACTTTGTACTAATCTACAGTAATCCTATAATATCTACAATAATGCGTAAAATGCCAAAACATTTTGATAAAACATTCAACAATGTATTAGTTCATGAGCATGTAGAATCACAGAATTGCACAGGTCAGAAGTGTAAAGATTGTTTACTGTGTTACACTAAAAATAACACCACAGTAATCGTTGAAAAAGTAAAGAAATATTAATATAACCAAAGAAAGAAATATTATGAATATTAAAGATGTACCATTTATAAGCCGTAGACTTAAATCAAAAGTTAAAGTTTCAGCCATCAATCCTATCGGACGTCAACGATTAATCTTTAGACGCTCAACAACACGATATGGCTTTGGCAAAGGAACATTCAGTTCTAACCAAGGTTACCTATCAGTAGCTCGTGATGCAAATTCAGGACAATTTGTATCTCGCGAACTTCTATGACCTTTGATGGCCCTGTCACAGAAGAGATAAAAGAACAATACTGGTTCAAACAAAAACTTCCCCTAGAAAAGCCTAGCAATCTCTTCAGAACTCCCGACACACTAGAAGATATGCAAGAAATTGTTAGAGAATCAACTCCAGAAACTATGGTAATTGTTGCTATGGTTCAAAACTTCTTAACCAAAAACTACAATAATGTTGTTGTAGCTCATAATAAACTATGTGACAATCTTGCAGATAATCAAATGTTAGATTATGATGAAGGATATAAAGATGGTTGGGATGAAGGTAGAGGTTGTCTAACATTAGCAGATCTAGACATATTTAGAAAAAAGATACTAGAAAAGGACTAAACAATGGGTAAATTCAGTGAAATAGATATGGCAATAGAAGATATTGCACATTCATGTTACAAACGTGGCATGGATGCAGGTGAGACATATCATGCAATAGAAGACGAGATGTCAATGTATAATATAAAAGCATCAGATCATGAAGATTATGTCAACGAAGTCATTCAAGATGCAAAAGAAAGCATTGAGTCTACCTTTAATATGATAAAAGGTATCTCACAACTAGGAGTATAAAATGGTAGAGTCACAATGTAACGTGTCGATATCTCGTAACGATGAGGGTGTTATAACAAGCATCCTCATTGTGCTAGGAGATAACGCTATAGAACTAAGCCGTTCAGAAGCTGAAAGAATATTTGTTCAACTTGGACATGTGCTTCAGGATATGGACATAGAACAAGGATCTATTCCAATTAATAATGAGTGGGTAAACGATTAATGATATATATGAGTCAATACCAAACAAAAGCTAAAGAAACAGCTATATATCCAGAAGATAAAGCCTTAGAGTATCTTGCTCTAGGATTAGCTGGAGAAGCTGGAGAAGTAGCTAATAAAGTAAAAAAGGTAATACGTGACGGAGCATCACCAGATGACATTATTCATGAACTTGGTGATGTATTATGGTATTTAGCAATGCTATCTACTGAATTAAATTATTCACTAGATACAATAGCTGATAAAAACTTATGGAAACTTGCCAACCGTAAGACCAGAAATGTGCTAGGTGGCTCTGGCGATAATAGATAGGAGAATAATATGATTGCAATATTTCAAATAATATTCATGCTGTTCGTGTTTGAGGCTGCAAATTATGTGCCTGAAACACCAGAACCACCTGCAGAAGCATCAGACTAAGATGAAAAAGCGTAACCCTGTAGCCAAAGCATTGCATAGCCCTAAGTTTAGGCTCAGGGTTATTGCTGACAAAACTAAAAAACTATTTAGAAAAGCTAAACATAAAAAGGTGGTAAAATGAACTTAAGTGTAAAAGGTATGGTAGAAAGAATGCGTCAAAGAGTAAACACTAAAAGAACTATTGATGCATTAAGTAAATTAAATGATAGAGATCTAGCAGACATAGGTATACACAGAGCACAAATAATAAGTGTTGCCACCGGATTGTTAGATGTTCATAGAAAAGAAAGAGATGAAAATGGAAGTAATAATTGATATGCCAACACCAGAACTTAAAGAAGCAATGGAAAAGAAAATAAATAAAACACTACCATTTCTATGCGAAGTCGGAGATGAACCAGAGATAGTAGCAAATAGATTCACTGGTCAAGAAATAGAACTTCAACCAGAAGCAGTCGCAGTCTATGATACAATCATGGGTGCAGAAATGATGGAACAATGGCCTATAGTTAGAAAAGGTATCACATGGTTCAGACAAAACTACCCTGAAGAATATATGGTACTACTAGATTAAGGAGAATATCATGAAATATGCTGTAATGTTTGAACCATTTGATGAGCTTGAATATGTATGCAAACCTAAATCTGTAATTGATCCTTTTGGTCGAGAACTCCTACTCTTTGAAAAAAAGTGGATGGCACAATTAGAAGCAGATAAATGGAACACAGGTATAGTGGTAGAATATATGGAGAATAATACATGTCCATAGCTAAACCAACAGAAGAAGAAGCTATAGAAGCATTACGGGAAGCAAGTATATCTATAGCATGTTTAATGGATGAAAACTGTGATGATCTCATACTAGGATTAGAAATAGAACATATTCAAGATCAAATAACAATAGTAGAAAACTTTTATGATCCTGTACCAGAAGGAGTTAAAACCTACACAGTTCAAGATTGGGTAAAAGACAATGAGTAATATAATAGACTTCCCTGCAAAAGAAGAAGAAGATCCAGAAATGGAATGGTTCTTCACAGTAGAAGTATACAGAAAACCAAGTGGTAAGTATGAATATCAACTACAAGTTGACGAAGATATGGATAATGACTTAGATGTAGCAGATGCGTTAGCTCGTATGGCATTCCAAGTTGCACCAGATGATTGGTCACAACGTGTAGATGTAGATGAATTAATTATTGAACCTATAGATGAAAGTGAAACCAATGAAATATAGAGTAATGTTTACATACGATGAAATCATAGAAGCTGATGACGTAAGAGAAGCACTAATTGAAGCTAATCTTGATGACTTATCTGATGTTGTTGACTTTGGTGAAATAACAGTGGAGCCAGTATATGACTAAAAACAATGCTAAAGAATTATATATATGGATGACAACATGTCCAGTAGACTACATCGTACTTGATATGGAAAATGCTGAGAAAAAAGGAACAGTTAGTGTAGTATTTGACTTAGTAGAACCAAATAACGAGGACACTCAATAGTAAACCGAGAGGTAAAATATGGGTGAACAAAAAGAAAAAGAAGATTTCGGAGAAGAACCTGAGGTCCCTAATGATCCTACAGACGATTGGTCTGATAATGTAACCAAACTACCACAGAAAGGTGATTAAAATGTTTGATAAATTAGGACGTGAAGAGCAAGTCGAACATGCATATGAAGCAGGTTTTGATGAAGGTTATGATGAAGCTAGAACCGATGCCATTAATGCACTAAAAGAGTTTCAAAAAGATACATATGATACTGTATTGGGTACAGTAAATAATGATATTATAAACCAATGTATAACTCTAGTAGAATGGAATACAAAAGATGGCCTATAATTACTTAAGTAAAGCAAATATAAAAATTAGAAATAGACGTATTCAAAATAAATGGGATAACTTCGGTAAACTAAATCCAGAAGAACGTGAAGTTATAAATGAAACATGTAAAACACTGGATTCTTGTCTAAATCTACTCCTAGAATGTCAAGATATGTACATAAGTGATCTAAGAGATTTAGACCACGCTAGATATAAACTCAAAGATATATGGGGTATCGGTGATGAACTAGAATGTCTTGATAAAGCAGAGGAAGAATAATGGTTAGAGAAGATGAAATGATCATGATATCCGAAGATGAATATGAAGAATATGGTCAAATACAATTCAATGAAGGTTGGAGTGAATTTAAACATTTAGTACTAGATTACATAAATCAAAACTACAGTGATACAAGATTTGGCGATGGTCTTCATTTAGATATAGAAGACCTATGCTAAAATAAAAAACCCCTAGGTACTATAAAAGTACTTAGGGGAAACCTTTTTATTATACCCGGTATCGAGTACCCGACATCTGAGATCGCTAGCGCGATCACCTAATTCGGTTTTAATATTTCTTTTAATTGTCTGTCTAACTCTTCGTCAGTCAGTTCATCAACGGTTAATTCTGTATTTGTCTGATCAATTCTAGACAATTTAGGTGATTCAAACTCAGCTAAAGACTTTGCTAAATCAGCAGCCTGTATATCGTCACCAGCATCTAGTGCTTTCATCATTAAGATGCGAAGTATATCGATAGCACCTACGGGTTCGTCTTCAAGTGATTCTTTGAATTCTTTAAATTGTTTAATAGTAACCTTAAGTTTTTCTCTCGCTATATTATTAGCTCTGCGACTTTCAGCTGATTTCAACTGAGCAGCTCGTGCTGTGTCTGGTGTTAGCAAAGGCTTAAGATTCTTTAAACTATTTGGATGTGAATTATGAGCCATGTTAACTCCTCTTGGCTTATTGTAATAATAGAGAACATTCTCTTTAAGGGGTATATAGAAATTATCAAAAGAAAGGATATGTTATGACACAAGATGTTGTAGAAAGACCAGAACACTACACCAGATGGACTGTAGAACCTATTGTTTTCATTATGCAAAATAATATAGAGTTCTGGAGAGGTAATATAATAAAATATGTTATGCGAGCAGGTTTCAAAAGATATGACCATCAAGACCAAAGATCATCAGAAATAACAGATCTTCGTAAAGTAATAAGATATTCAGAAATGCGTATAAATCAACTAGAAGGGAGAGAAGCTAATGACATATGAAGAAGAACAAAAGCTATCATTCTGGGATTTCATAGCTCAAAAATATCAATCAGAATACACATGTGTTAAATGTAAAAAGAAATTCAATAGGGTAAGTATAGATAAAGGTAGAACTTGCCCAAAATGCAGCAACAAAGAAAGTAAATAAATGAAAATATGTTATGATATAGAAACAGATGGTTTCGAAGCTAACGTAATATGGTGCTTAGTAGCACAAAATATGGAGACAGGAATTGTATACAAATACTCTGACCACGACGATAAATTACCTCCTATCAAAGATGGGGTATCACTACTCTCCAACGCCCAAGTACTTATCGGGCATAACATCATTGGATTTGACAACGTGCAAGTTGACAAACTCTACGGAACCGACCTCAACTCAAAGAAATGTTACGACACATGGGTCATGTCACAAGTATTACGATACAGAAGAACCCATAAGCAAGGACTTGCAGGGTGGGGAGAACATTTAAATAACTCTAAAATACATTATGATGACTGGTCAGGCTATAGTAAAGAAATGCTTAGGTACTGTGTACAAGATGTTAAACTTAATGTGTTAGTATATAATGAATTACTAAAAGAATACAAAGCAATACACTCTAAATATCCATTAATAAAACAAGGTTTAAAGATAGAGCATGATGCAGCAGTCTTCAATGCAAGAACTAAAGATAAAGGATGGAAGTTTGACACCGAACTAGCTAAATCTAATCTAAGAATGATGGAAGAAAAGATGAATACTATATGTAGTACCATCGAACCTGAATTAGGTGATCACAAAGTATACATAGATAAAGAACCTAAGACACCTAAATACAAAAAGAATGGTGACTACACTATAGTGACTGCAAGAATACTATCAGAGTTCCTAAACTACCCTGTAAAATGTGAAGACACACATGTAATGGCAGCAGGTACAGAATTTCAAAGATTTACTGTTAATGATATTACATTAGGTCAACTAGATCTAGTTAAAGAATGGTTGTTAACTAAGAAAGGATGGAAACCTGATGAATTTACTAAGAAACGCATGCCGGACGGTAGTTGGATAACCACAACACCTAAACTTACCACCACATCGCTTTTAAAGCTCGGTGGGGTAGGTGAAATGATTGATGAGTACTATACACTAAGAAATAGAGCATCCGTTATACGTGGCTGGTTAGAGCAGGTAAAGCATGGTCGTATCCACGGAAATATGTGGGTTATAGGCACTCCTACGTTCAGAGCTAGGCATGAAGTAATCGTAAACTTACCTAGTATAACTGCAAAATATGGTAAAGAATTAAGAGAATTATTTGTAGCTGATAATGATATGGTTGTTGTTGGAGCAGATAGTAGTGGTAATCAACTACGTGGCCTGTGTCACTATGTAGATAACGATAAATTCACACACGAAGTATGCTTTGGTGATCAACACCAGAGAAATGCTGACTCACTTGGATGCACTAGAGGTATCGCTAAGAACTATCTATACGCCTACTTGTTTGGTGCTGGAGATGCAAAGCTAGGTCAAGTGCTTACTGGTAAATCAAATGCTAAAATTGGAAAAGAATCTAGAGTTAAATTCTCCAAAGGTATTAAAGGTCTAGATGAATTACGAAAATGGGTAACTAGTACTTGGAACACAACGTATCACAATCAAGGTACTGGTTGGTTCCCTGCACTAGATGGTAGACCTGTGTTCGCTACTTCAGAACATCAATGTTTAAACTATCTACTACAAACAACTGAAGGTATTACCTGTAAAGCTGCATTATCATACTCTATGAATAAAATCAAAGAAGAAGGACTAGAAGCTGAACCAAGATTATTCTATCATGATGAAATTGCATACGTATCATCAAAGAAAGATGCTAATCGTGTTGGAGAAATACTAAAAGAATCTTTCAAAGAAGCACCCAAAATGTTTGGTGTAACATGTATGGATGGCGGTGACTACGTTGTAGGCTCAAGCTATGCGGATGTACATTAATGGCTAGTATGGGGTCACCTAAGAATGTAAAATATGGTGGATGTAGATACACTTCACGATGGGTAAGACAAAGATATCGTAAAGATATCATACACAGATGGAAAAGAATGAAAGGGTGTAAGAAATGTGGTTATAACGAGAATGGAGTAGCTCTTGATCTTGACCATATAGAACCCGGAAAGAAAGCTTTTGCAATAGGTAATGGTAGATCCATATCATCTAAAACATGGCTTGTTGTAAAAGAAGAACTATCAAAATGTCAAGTACTATGTAAGAACTGTCATGCAGTAAAGACATACGTTAACCAAGATACTTATAAAGAAAGGAGTAAGTATGCAAGATAATAATGGCGTAATACTAGTAGATGCTGATTCAATATACTTTAAAGCAGCATGTGTAACTAAAACAAAACGATCTATAAAAAGAAATATAGACTCGTTAATGGCTGAAATAGATGGTCAATGTTTTATGAACGAATTAAAAGTAGCTGTCAAAGGTCGTGGTAATTTTAGAAAAGATATATATAAATTATATAAATCTAATAGACCTAAATTAGATAAAGATCTAAGAGAAGCCCTTAACTATGGATACACCCATATGGTTAAGAAATGGAAAGCAATACCTGCAAATGGTATGGAAGCAGATGACTTAGTGTCTATATGGGCTTACGAAGCTCGTGAAAAAGAAAATCAATATGTAGTAGTAGGTATCGATAAAGATTTACTACAGATACCCGGAAATCATTATAACTTCAATAAGAAAACACATAGATTTGTTAGTGATGATGAAGCGCACAAACTTCTTATGATACAATGCTTAACTGGTGATCGTACAGATAACATACCGGGAATAAAAGGTATTGGTCCAAAGAAAGCTGAGAAGATACTAGAAGGTGTAAACAATGATGTTATGTGGAGACATGTTAAGAAAGCATGGCAAGAACATAATGCAGGTGACCCTAAAATATCTTTAAGATTACTATCAATGATAAAAACATGGGAAGAATATGAAGATATTAAATCATCTATTGAAGATAAAGCCCTTGAGTGCCAACAAAACTCTGGGAGCAAGAGGGAAGAACTCCTTCAAGAGCGCGGAGTACGTGAAGTACCAGAAGGAAATAGCGGAGTTACTGAAGGATGTTAAATGGCCTTTCGGGGTCAACCAAGTAACATTCGAAGTCGAAGGAGGATTCTCTAATAGAGGAGCTGATCTTGACAATATAATTAAACCAATATTAGATACATATCAAAGGATATTTGAGGACTTCAATGATAACAGAGTATATAAAATCAAACTCACAAAACGAATCACCCCAAAAGGAGATGAGTACATCAGAGTCAGAATTTACGAAGAGCCAGAACAAGAAGAGTGATGGTAAGAAACTTAAAAGAAAAATAAATAAATCAAACAATAGAAAGCTAAAGGCAGAAAGAGATTACTTATGAGCAGATACACGATGGGTCCATGTGAATTCTGTGGTTCGTCTGATGCATTTGCGTCTTACGAAGACGGAGTAGGTACATGTTTTAGTTGTAATAAATCTAAGAAATTAACTGAGGAAAGGGATGAGCCAATCACCTATACAAGTAATGATAACATCACCAACATCTCTGCTTATTCTAGTTACGGTATATCTAGTCGTAACATATCTAAGGAAGTAGTAGATCACTATGGTGTTAAAATGTCAACAACTCCCGATGGAAAACCGGGGTCACACTACTATCCATATACTAAAAAGAATGAGATAGTAGCATATAAAGAAAGAATATTACCAAAAGATTTCAGAATACATGGTAACTTTACAAATGTAGAGTTGTTTGGTCAAAATACATCTATTGGTAATAGAATGCTAGTAATAACTGAAGGTGAACTAGATGCAATGGCAGTATGTGAATCCTTCTATAGAAAATCTAAGAAGTTTTACCCATGCGTGTCTATACCTTCTGCATCAGCAATTAAAATTGTACTTGAACAAAGAGATTGGATAAATAAATTTGATACTGTTGTCCTAATGTTTGATCAAGATGAAGCAGGAGAAAAGTGCACAACAGCAGTAGCTAAAATGATACCTGCAGGTAAAGTAAAGATTGCTAAACTACCTAAGAAAGATCCATGTGCTGTACTATCAGAGCTTGGATCACAAACTTTAGAAAGATGTGTATGGGATGCACAACCTTGGTCACCTGCTGGAATTGTAGTAGGAGAACAAATATGGAAACAGTTTACTGATAGACAAAACATAGAGTCTGTACCATACCCTGATTGCCTAGAAGGTCTTAATAGAAAGCTTAAAGGTATCAGACATGGTGAGATAACACTGTTCACTAGTGGTACTGGTAGTGGTAAAAGTACTGTAATTAAAGAAATTGTATTAGATCTACTACATAAAACAGACTATAAAGTAGGGTTAATATCCCTAGAAGAAAGCATTGGAGATACTGCAGAAAAGTTTATATCTATGGAACTACGTAAAAATATAATTGAAACAGTAGATCCAACAGATGATGCAACTAGATCCGCATTTAATTCTGTGTTTGGTAATGAAAACCTAATACTACTAGATCATCAAGGATCTGTAGGTGACTCAACTCTAATCGAAAAGATAGAGTACATGGCATTAATGGGTTGTAAATACTTAGTGCTAGACCACATAACTATAGCTGTATCTGAAGGATCTGAGGGACTCTCAGGTAATGAAGCAGTAGATAAAATTATGTCTGACCTGTTAAAGATTGTTAAGAAACACAACATATGGTTAGGTCTTATCTCCCACCTACGTAAGTCACAAGGTGGTACTAAAAGTTTTGAAGAAGGAAAGCTTGCCTCCATTGATGACATCAAAGGTTCAGGTTCTATTAAACAAATATCATTTGATATCATTAGCTTTGCTAGAAACCTGTTAGCTGAATCTGATTCAGAACGTAACATAATAAAGTTCAGAGTATTAAAATCTAGATTCACTGGACTAACTGGTAGCGCAGGGTCAGCAATGTATAACCACAAAACCAGCCGATTAACTGCTACAGGGGGCTTTGACTTTGTAGCTACAGGAGATTAACATGCAGCCTATTTATGAGGTTAGAGACTACCTCATTGAGAAAGTGAGGACTGTCAATAGTAAGAATCCAAAAGCAAATACAGGCGCAGTAATACTGCAATACAACAAGGACTACGAAACAAATATGGAAGGCTTTGTAAAGAATGCTCTCCAAACTATACAAATATTGTTCACAACCAGTAGTAGTTCTAATCCTGTAGGAACAGCCAGCTTAACTAATGTATCATTCAAAATAGGAAGAGAAATTAGTAAAGAACTAGGAAGAGAATTAACTTGGCTTAATCAAATTAGACTAGGTGACCTGTTCGTAGAAGCATTCTATCAATGTGGTTTTGCAGATATATATTATCCAAAAACTAGAAACACTAGTTATATTATATCTGCAACAGCTAGATGGGTAGAGCTGGCAGACATACCCGGTATGTTCTCTAGAATAAACCTACTGCACACTTCAATCACACCACCAAGAAACATTAATGGTATGATGCAGAAGTCAGGAGCAGTATTTTTCCCTGTAATAAAAGGTAAAACTGCAAAAGATTTTCTAGAGTTAGACAAACCATATATACGGTCAATAAATAAACTGCAAAACTCTGGATGGAGAATAAACAGAAGAGTACTAGATGTTATAGAGAAATACAAAGAAGTATTCTCTAGCTCTATACCATTTAAAGACAACGATGCTAAAGAATTAAAACGTAGAAGTCAGGCATTAGAATGGAGTTTCATTATAGCTAAAGCTAATATATTAAAAGATGAAGATATATTCTATCAATATCTAGACGCTGACTACAGAGGACGATTGTACTACAAAGAACCTTTCCTAAACTATCAAGGATCAGATATATCTCGTGGTATGTTAAAGTTCGCAAGAGCTAAACCTATGACACAAGAAGGTCTGTATTGGTTAGCAGTACATACAGCAACAAGTTACAATGCAAGCTTTAGTATAGATAAAATACCAGAGTGGTGTGAATCTGATTATGAATCATACCTAAAAGAAGAAGGACTAGATGATATATCCGTAGATAAAATGACATTAGACGATAGAGTACGATGGGTTAATGAAAATATGGATGCAATTGTTAACTTAGGTACAGATGGTGAGATTGATTCTGAAGCAGAAAAGATAGTAACTTTCTTAGCTTGCTGTATTGAATGGTCTGACTACACTAAAGCTGTAAAAGATAAAAGAATACATATGTCTAACCTTCCAATACCTATCGATGGGTCTAACAACGGGTGGCAACACTTAGGTGCTATATCTAAAGATACTCAAACAGGTGATCTTGTTGGTCTTATACCTAGAGAAATACAGAAAGACTTCTATGTACAAACTGCAAAAGAACTAATTAATCTAACAGATGATGAAAGGTTAATAAGCATACTAAACATGATGCCTATGAAAAGTATACGTAAAGGTATTACTAAACGTGGCAGCATGACTCGTGCCTACTCAGCAGGTGCTAAGAAGATCGCTGAGAATATGTTCTTTGATTGTAAAGCAGAAGATTATCATACAGAATATGGTATAACTCAGGACGATTGCAACAAGTTTGCTAAGGTATTAATAAAAGCAATCAATAATGTATGTCCGGGTCCATTACAGACTATGAGTTACCTTCAAGAGCTTGCTAAGTATGAACTTGGTACTTTCAAGAAGGTTGATGAAGATGGAAAGATAGCAGGACCAGAGTATAAAGAAGCTGTAAAGAGAAGATCAGAATTGTTCAAAACAAAAGACATAACTGATGAAGAAATTGATGAGTTAAATGAACTTGTAAAGTTTACATCAAAATACAAATCAATTCTTGTATACGGCAATGGTGCTGATAGAGTTAAATGGACTACCCCATCTGGATTCAGTGTTGAATATACAAAATTCAGAATGGAACGTAAGAAAGGTAGAGGTACTATCGCAGGGTTCAAGAAAAACAGTGGTGGTCATCAAGGGATAAACCACGTTGCTCAGACAGCAACTATATATCCTGACATACAAGGGTTCTTGTGTGGTATATCACCAAATGTAATACACTCACTCGATGCAAGTCACATGGCTCTAGTAATAGATCAGTGGCATGGAGAGTTTGGTGCAGTGCATGATAGCTTCTCCACCCATGCATGTGACGTTGAACACCTCATTGGTATAACCAAGAGAGCGTTCATAGACATGTATGATGTAGATAACTTCTACAACTGGCTCGAACAAGAGCTAATATCTGAAGACCATGAGGGTCTAGAGGTACAACAACCACAGTTAGGTACACTAGATGTCAATGACATCCAAGAGTCCGACTACTTCTTCGCATAGGAGGTGTTATGAGTAGAGAATATAATATTTTAGCACTAAGAGGTGCTGATATAAAGGATCAAGAGTATGTAGAAATGTATGATTTAGACCCTAAGTTAGCAAACACACCAGATATAAACTACGCAATGTTAGATCTGGTTTACAAAGAAAACTTGAAAGAAGGAAGCACAGAAGCTAGAGCTAATGAGCTACGATCAAGTGCTGAAAGAGACATGAAGATATTGCTTGCCAAGAAAGGCTGGCTCTAATAAATAAAAAACCCCCACTAGGAATCCTTAATTGGAAACTTAGTGGGGGTATTTTTTTTATCCTGAATAATGATTAGCAATATTTTCCTTGCTACCATCTTGATTTATTAAAGTATAACCTGATTTCTTCATAAGATCTAATGCATTCATCTTTTGAACATGAGTTTTTGTAGCCCAATTTCTAAGTCTAGAAAAGTTTTTACCATATAAGAAACTAAAGTAAATAGGTATTAACTCTTGTAAAAATCCATAATTTAAATTGTTCACAGTACTAATATAATCTGGAGAGTTAACATCAAAATTATATTTAGCGTTACCTCCAATAGATGACGAAATCAAATGCCTTATAGTTGATAAAGACTGAGTTTGTACATTGTTAGATTGCTCTAACCAATTTTTATTATGAGACATAAAACTTTTAATATTTATATTAAACTGAGATTCATGTCTAAACTTTGCACGAGAACCTAACCTTTTATCATACTCTCTACTGCCCTCAGGTACACCTGAATTATAACTAAACAAATCTACAAAGAATCTTTTATCTTCATCAGTTAGACGTTCTTTAGGGTTTTGTTTGTTTAACCATTTCATATATGAAGTATGTTCTTTTTGAAGAGAATTTAAAAGTTGTTGAAATATATTATAATTCCTTATAACATCTGTAATAGCTCTATTAACTTCCCTTAACACTGTATCAAAAGTTCCTATGTCAAGATAAATAGCATCATAAACCATTTGCATAAATGGGTTACCACCACTGTTATGGCCTATCATTGAGAATGTTTTACCAGTAAGAATATGATTGAAGACTGCTGCATCAATTGAATGTACAACTTTAGAAATTATTTTACTATGTAGATCACCACCTGACATAGAGATATCTACCCCTGAAACTGGATCAATATCTTCTTTATATGCTGTCATAGATCTTTTAGTTTCCCATTGACCAACAGTTAAAGATATTTTTTCAAATTTATTAGGGTCTTCATCACCTTTATCTTTCAATAATTTACTTTGTCTTGTCATTGAATATGAATTAGATGTTGAATCATCCCATCCACGAGATTCCCATAAACCTACAGTCAAAGGTGTATTATCAGGACTCATAAAGATTAACTCAGGTGTGTTCATAAGTTGATAAGATAAACTAATAGTTCTTAAAATAGATCTATATTCTCTTGCATCATCCCCTTGTAAAACTTCATAACTTTCCATGTACTTTTTATGTACCATATGTGCTACAGCATTTAAGTTATTATTTTTCTTTAAATTATCATAAGAAGTAACAAAAGGATGTGGGTTCCCAATTGTTTGGCTAGATTTTAAATTTCGATATAAAATATCAATAGTATTTTTAACATCTGCTTTATAAGAATCACGCTCCTTGCCAAAAGCTTCAGTCATTACAACATGCTTTGCCATAGTATTATTCTTACCTTCACCTCTAGTTTTAAAAACCTCAACAGATATATTATGAATATCAAGATAAGGCAATTCACTATTAGGTGATCCATCACTATCATTAAATAAGTTTTTAGGATAATCCCAGTTAATCACTGGTTCACTTTCAAGAGTACTTAAAAGAATACTAATTAGCTGATCTCTTAAATCTCCATTATCAAGGATAGATATACCTTGAGATCTTAACATGCCTGTTTTATATAAGTTATCTATATTACCTATCAAGGCGGCAATAATAAAAGCACCACTTGTTTTACCATCTATGTTTGACATAGTTGTTGAGTAAAAAGGAGTGTCAGTATTTTCCCTTTTCCATTTCCTATATTTAGAAAACTCTGATAAGTCCTTTAAAAAAGCAATGGATTCTATACCTTTTTCTTTTATAGCAGAAATTAACTTAGCATCCAATTCATTATTAGGATCTAACGTAGGTGAGTTCATTCCAGTAAACACTGGATTTTTTACTAACTCACTAACATGACCTTGACCTGCTACAGTTTTTTCAGGTGGTGGGAATATACCATCCTTCATACCGATAAGATCTTCTCCAAAATTATCTACTAAATCAAACACTTCAATAACTCTATCACCCATCTCTTCAAAAAGATTACTATTTATTTCTAAATTACGATCTCTTTCTTTAAATAATAAGTCATCTGTTTTAAGACCTGTCTTAATTACTTTACCATCTGATATTGTATAATACTCTGCAGCTTTAATAGCAAAATTTAATGCAAACATCTGCCTAAGAAGAGCTTCAGATCTATTACCTTTACGAATAGGATAGACAACAGGATTAGCTAATGCACCCCTTACTATTTTTAAAGCTTGAGGATTTAAATGAGTTACATCTAAATCTATTCTACCAGAAAACCCTTGTATAGCTGTATTAAAATAAAACAAAAGACCTTGCGCTCTAGCAAGAGACCTTAGTACCCTTGCAACTTGTAAGACTGCTGCATCATATTCTTGTTCTACTGTTGGAATGCGAGAGTTTTTAGGTACACCAGACCTTCTATTAAAATACTCAGTTACTTGTTGGCTTTCAATGGATGCAGTTATTTCATTAATTTTTGCTTGACCTATTCCAAGAGCATCTAACTTCCATCTTTTTGACTCATCACTCTTTTCAAACACAGTTTTATAACCTTCACCATCTTGTCTTGATTTTAAAAAAGGTATAAGTAATTGAAATAAAATATATAAATTTTTATTATTTATTTTAAAAGAAATACTAGAAAGATTAAACCTAGCCTCTTCAGCTTTTTTAGATAAGCGTCCACCAATAGCACCACGAACGGAATTTAAATTATCACCCTTTAAAGGTGGTGTTAGTAAAATATCTTTAAACTCTTTACGCAATAAAAACCCACGAGCCATTCTAGATTCAGGATTATTAAATACCTTATGACCTAACTCTGTCAATGCAAACTTAATTGGAGATGATATCTCACCACCCTTACCCTTAACAGAAGGTATTCTTGTAAGTAAAGGGTACTTAATACCACCATTATTATCAGCTCTACCTTCCTGACCATGAACAGAATATAATAACTCTTGAGCATAATCACCTAGTGTTGTAGCTTCTTGAGAATTAGAGTCAGCCTCCTCATCTCTACCCTGTGATAACCAGAATTGTTTTATTGCTTCACCACCTATCATACCATTGCTTCTATTCTTTGCAATTAATGTTTTATCTTTATAATCAACTTGCTGTTGAACAGTTAAGTTATCCTTATTAGCTAAAGCATCAGCATACATAGACTTAGCTATTGCATCTTCAGCTGCTACAAGTAAAAACGTCACAAGATCAGGATGTAAATACATCTTTTGTTTTCTAGCCTCTGCACCTTGTCTTTCAATTTCAACACCTTCTACTTTAACAGGTCTTAAAGTTAAAGGTGCATCAGTATTTTCTCTTACAATACCACCAACTGATTCAGCAGCAGCAAGATAACTACCGGGTCTTACAGATTTATGTCTAGCAAATGCTAACCGTTTAACAGGATCACTAGCAATCTGTATCATAGGTTTACCATTTAAATTTTCTTGTATCCACTCAGGATGTTCAGCAAGAAACGATTCAGATGTAGATTCATAAGGTATTGTAAGACCTGCACCTTCGTTTCTAGAGTATTCTATTCCATCTTGTATTCTGGAATCTAAACCAATCAAAGCATCACCATTAACTAATGCCTTAATTGGATTAAGATATTCATCAGCAGCATTTGCTTCATCTTGTTCTGGGTTCCAAGTGCCAGATTTTATAGCCTCACGTCTACCAGTCACTGTAGTTGCAGTAGGATCTAAATCTACCCCAGAACTCTCTGATATCTCAGTAGCATCAGCTTCAACAGGACCATAAGGTGATCCCTCTCTAAAAGGATCTTCACCAAAATCAAAAGGAACTGAAGAAGCTATATCATATAAACTTCGATTTTCTTTTTCAGCTGCAAGGTCAGACTCCCTTTGAATATCCACAGATGTAGGTGAGTTTAGCTCATCTGTTTCATCCACTAAATACTCTTCTACAGTATCTGCTACAGCCTCTTTAGCTTTAGATCGATTTTTTAAATCTTGTAATAAATCTGGATGAAGTGTATTACCAAGAGCTGTTTCATTATCCACTACCCCACCAACTGATGTTTTAGCCATATCTTACTCCTTGAAATTTAGGTTAGTTGTTAAGTCACCTATCTCGTTTGTTAATCTATTAATAGATCCAATGTACGGTGTTGCTTTAGAAAGTTTCTTAAGACCACTACCAACATCACCAGTTATTAAATTTTCTCCTGCACCTATTAATCTTTCAAGGTTACCAAGTCCGGGAGATTCTCTAGATACTGCTCCAAATAAATATTCAATCATAGTATCACCTTTATTACCCTGAGGGTACAAAGGCGCAAACTGATCTAGTATTCTTTCGTATGTACCTAATAATCCAGAAGACCTAACACCACGTTGAAGGTAACCTGACGTATCTAAGTAAGGATTACTACGACTACCTTCAAGTGGATTAACCACACCCATGAAGTTGTCTTCATCTTCATACTTCAACATGTCCTTAATAGCTTGAGAAGCAAATCCCAACATGATCATAGTTGCCATCATAGAGTATGCACTATACTTCATAGTTGGTGAACCACGTTTAAGGTACTCACCATATAACCTTGGCAAGTGACTAGCTGTAAACGTAGCCATAAACCCTTGAAACTGTGTAAACAATGCGTACCTAGGATCTTGATAGATTAAAGGTCTATTCATAGCCATAGGTAATGCCACTGCTTCATTAACAAAATTAAATGTAGCTTCTCTTAGCTGACTGTTTCTATATTCCATTTCTTTTTCTGTTAATATATCTAGACCACCTTTCTGCTCCATGTCTCCAATTGAATTATTAGTTTCAATAATTTTCTTTCTTGCAGATTCCTTTTCTTCTAAGGTAGTAGTATCACTAAGGAGTATTTTATACTCTGCTATATTAGCATGTTTCATATTTAAATCAAATCTTTTATAAAAATCTACAAAAGTTTCAACATCTAATCCTAAGTTTCTTAATGACTCTTTAGCTTGAGTTACTTCACGAGTTACCTTATCAACTTCTTCTCTATTTAATGTAAGGGTTCCGGGTTCTTCATCAATATCTCTTTTTAAATCCATTGAATTAACAAAATTAGAGATTGATTCTCTACCTAACTCTGTATTTATATCAATAAAAGGATCAACATCAAAAACATAACCGTAATCAACAATCAGTTTTAATTTTTCACTAATAAAGTCAGCTGCAATAGAAGCACGAACAGCACGAGTGTAGTTTGTCCACCCTTGTAAACCATTCCATTTAAAATATGATTGCATAATATTTCTTTGCCAAGCATTAATTTCTGTAGCACCAACTGTAGTCGATGCACCTAAGCCACTTTTAATATAACCCAGATCACGTATAATCCTTTGACCTCTTGCTAACTTAGCAGATGTATCAAAGTTTTTACCACCGGGTATATCATTAGATATTTGTTTCATACCAGACTTAATCATTGCAGCAAACTCTTGACCTTGAGTTTTTAAAAGACCATTAACATCTTCAGGTTTTAAATGCCTACCAGTTAAAGCAAGCTCAACAAAAGAAGATATAGTAGATAAAGATAAGCCAGCTAAAGCTGTAAACATTAAGAACGATCTTTGTATTTGTTCAAGTTTCTTACCTGCCTCAGTAGTTGCACGTTTAAAATTTCCAGACTCAGCTAACAGTGCGTTAGATAACTCAAAAGCTAATTTATCAATTAAAATTTGAGCTTTCTCTTCACCATAAACCTTAGCTAAATTTTCTTGAGACTGATTAAGTAATTCATTTACAATCCTACCATCTTTACCTATAAACATAGAGTGTGATAAGTGTCTTGCAGCTGTAGCAGAGTAGCGTGTTAAATTAGTAAACACATCTTGCTCTAAGAACTCTTTAAACTCTGGTCTTTCGGAAAGTTTTAAAGTTCTTTTCTTAGTAAAGCTAGGGTTAAGATCACCCTTTACCATTGAAAAAGCTTCATCAAGATCAACTGTTCCAGTGGTAATTATCTTATCAATCACAGCATCAATCTCAGTTTCTGAATAATTTATATCTTTTCTAATACTCATTAATAATTTTTTAAATAACTTTTTCTTTTTCCTAACACTCCTTACACTTAAAGTTTTAAATACACTACCGTATTGTGGTGTATACTCTAATGAACCTCTCTCTCTACCTTGTGTATCTAATCTATTACTCTTAAGGTTTTGTTCATTAATTTTTTTAAACACAGTGTCAGTAGCTTTATTAATCTGATTAATTAATTCTATATATGTTTCTCTGTTCTTTAAATCCAATGGTATTAAAGTTTCATCAAACACAACACTAGTAGTACCATCAGGATTCTTTACAGTTTTTTTAGCATTATCCCATACATCATTAAACTTTTCAGATGCAGCCTTCTGTTTCTTCCTAGTTGAATTACCTTCAATTACTGTATTATAAAAAGTAGACTGATCCATAACATCACTCATAATTTCAGATTGTAAATGTACCTTTATAGACTCCCATGCTGCACCACTAAAAGATTTTTGATTAGCGTTACCAAAGATATCTTTCAACATTCTTCCGGGAACTTCTGCAACTGCTAAAAACTCTTTTGTAAAACTAGACGTAGATATACTCTGGAAAAATTTAGGAAACATTTTTAAACTATCAATAACTCTATTTTGAAAAGCCATTTTACCAAACCTTTGCATATGTCTTTGAGACTTATCATTAAGGTCATCTGTATTAATTTTATTCTTTGGGTTTTGTAAGTTTCCTTTTTCTATATTTAACTTAGCTTTTGCTTTAGCATCTGCATATAACTTTGCTTTAGCTGTCTCAGATCTACCATCCCACTCACCTTTAGCTATACTTTTTTTCTTTGCAATACTAAAAAGTCTAAAAGCTTCATCATCAATTGCTTTATTATTTACTTGAGCTAAGTCATCTGCTTCGGATGCATTGTCTTGATTCGTTGGCATACCTTTTAAATTATTCTTTTTAATATATTCATCAGCCCATGCACTAGCATCTGATATCTCAGAACCATCTCCTTCTTGCGCGCCATAGGCAATGTTAGCCCATCCTACATGATTTGATGCCTGAAAAGGCACACTAAATCCAAGACCTAAAGCTCCACCAGTAATCGCAGCTGTCATCATTCTTTTATTTAATTCATCAAAGTCAAAGACTTTATCAGATCCAGCAGTGGCTGCAAGATAGTTAGTAGCTTCTTGACCAAGCTCTGTTAATCCCTCACCAGCTGATGCAGCTCCTGATTTTGAAGCTATAGATTTAAAAAGTTCTTTCCCTCTTATCTGTTCTTTAGCTACCTTAGCAGCATCACCTGCAAAACCTACAAGTTCTCGCTTAGTTGCAGTAGCTATCTGAGCCTGTGCAACTTCCCTAGGGACACCCCTTGCAATCAATTCTAATAGAGCAGTATCTAAAAGTTTCTTAGGCATAACACCTTTACTAAATACAGCTGCTAAACCTAATCTATCTAAGGTTGCTTGAACAACACCAGACATCATAGCAATTTTTGGATCTCTATTACCAGACATCTCATTATAAGTTTGACCTGCATACACAGCAGAGGTAGCAGATATACCAAGAGGTAATGCTAAAGTAGCACCTATCAAAGGAGTGGCTACATTAGCAACAGCTAAAGTACCTAAAGCTAAAGCCATGTAAGGTACAGACATAGCTGCGTTATTAGCAAGCCATATCATAGTATCATATGCACCATCAATATCTCTGTAGTCTGTTAACCTTGTACCATACTCACCTATTTTGGCACGATACCTTTCAACACCTTCTTCCCCTATATCACTCAATCTCTCTGCGTCTAGTAGATCACCAGATGCTTCTAAGAAACCATACATACCTTCCATGACTCCCATCCAACCATGTTCCCAAGAGTCGGTAATAGGGTTTAAAGATTCATTGGTTACAGTACGATCATTCTTTCTTGTTTGAGTAAGAGTTTGGGAGTAATAGTTCCCTTGTTCTAATTGGTTTGCAGCTGCTAATTCCTTTTCATCAAATGCAACTTTCTTTATTCCTTGTGAGAACTCTCCCTCTTTTATTCTAGCAGAAAGCATTTGATTCCTAGCTAAATCATAGCTTGTGGTCTCAGCACTTCCCATACTATAGAACCTTTCTAAAGCCCCTACACTATGTTTAGCTACATCTAAATCTGAAGAGTATGCAGAAGTACCTAATATTCCCTCTCTTAAAATCTTATCTTTAAAACTTTGACCACTACTATTTACTAAGTCAGCCAATGTTCTTCCATAGAAATCTTTTTTAATATTTCCCTTACCATCAGTAAGAGGTCTAATATTAGTAAAGCCATTATCATTTGCTAGCTTTGACATAATAGCTGTAGCTGCTGAACCTCCAGCAGTTCCTTCTTTAAAAGTACCATCATCAAGTATTTTTGAAACTTCGGGAGTATCAAACCCAACTAGCCTATACCTAACACCTCCTTTGTCAACAGTATCTCCGTCAACAAAGTAAGGCATGGTATTAGGAGATTGAATGTAATCATTCGGGTCACCAAGCTGTGAGCTTTCAAACCTCTCATTTACTGCATCTATCAAACTCATTTGTCTCTCCTAATTTAAGTCTATTAATTAAACCTTTCACTGTACATAAGGTACTCTAAGTATTTTAAGAACTCACTTTTCCCTGCGTGAGCTTTACCTTTACTATCTCTCCAGTCTTCTATGTTCTTAGCTATTGGAGCATTATTACCCTTATCAGAACCTTGGTAATCTCTGTTAGGCCCTGCTCCCTCAACAAAGTTTTCTCTCCAAGTATTCCAATCTGGAAACATTACCTCATCTAAAGGTTTATTTTTATTAATCTCTCTTATTTTTTCAGACACAAGTGCAAGAAGACCAGATGAAAATACTCCCAAATCTTTATCATGAAGATTTGGAAACAGATAAGTAGTTACTCCATCCCTAGTTTTTTGCATCTTTTGAAGTTTTAAAAATGTATTTGTAATATCACTAGGCTTATCATACTGAGCTGAAGAAGCATGAGTATATGTAGTAGCATGTCGTTTAGATTTTTCAGCTGGCTTAGTCATAAACAAAGACTCGTCTTGACCTATTTTAATTTTAATCCAAGCAGCATTCATAAATGAACTATCTACATCCATACCTGCAATGCCTCTAATTGTAGACGCTTTACCTGACCCACCTGTTTTTATATGATGTTTGTATGCTTCTGCCATAGCTTGTTCATATATTTCTAGAACCACAGCCGAAGGAAGGTTGTACCTCTGACCAAAGTGAGCTAAATTTATTGCTTCTGCTGTAGGTGCTACTTTAGAAAAGGTGTTAAAGGTCTTATCACTATCTTTACCAGATACCTGTTTAGTATCATCATACGTGTACGTGTCTAAATAATCATCTACCGAACCTTTATACGTAGTAGTAGCTGATGCTGAAAAGTCTAGATAATCTGTTGATTGAAAGTCTCTAGCTATAACAGAATCATCAGTCCAAAGTGGATCCATAGGATTAATCTTCACTTTATCATTCTTCTTTGTCTTTGGATTATAAATAGAAGCCATATATCCAGACTGTTTTTTATCACCTGTACCAGTAGACCAATATACAGCTGTATATTTACCAACCTTATTACCATTTTTATCTAGTCGGTAGTAAACCTTAGTCTTTGATGCATCATAATTTGTATTATTTAACTCACTAAATCTTACTAAGTCATCTGTATCTTGACTCCTATTATATAACTCAAGACTGGGTTTAGTAAATACATTATAACTTGCTAATTTTTTAACATGGTTATTCCACATATCTAACTTATTAACGTAAGCAACTTGGGTCATGTAGTCTTCACCAGCAGCTTTAATAGCTTGGTTACCTGTAGCACCAGTTGCTCTGTATGCTGCGTAAATCATAGCTGCTCTTGCTAAAGACTTACCATCAAACACATCATCAAATGCAGCTTTAATAACACCTTCAGCTGCATCTAAAATTCCTTTCCACTTAGTAGGTTTTTCAGCTTTATCTATTTCCATCTGTTGTAAAGCAGCTTTAGTTGATCCCCCAAAAGGATCATTACCAAAAATCTTTGCTCTCTCTGGTTCAGATCCCGGTTCTTGTGGGTTATCATAAGCAATTAATTTATTTCTTACATCTGCTTCAGAGCCATGTATTAAAGAAGGTTGAGCTTTATTAATCCTTTCCATACTAGATGTTTTAAATGCATCAGATACATCAGCAATCCCTTTAACTTTTTCAATATATGCATCTATACTTTTTACTTGAGGACTATCTTCTGCAAGACCTTGATCAATATACTCTTGTCTTTTATCTAACGCTTTATCAATAACTACTTTATTCTTTTCTATTCCAATTATTGCGTTTCTAATATTTTTACTTTCAAATATTTGAAGTCTTGCCTTAGAGTCTTCTACTTTTTTATCTAGCTTTTCACGATCAGACGTACTAAGATCGGTATTATATTGACTAATTAAATCAGCAAGTGTTTTCTCTTCTGATCTTAAATAATCTAAAGAAGATCTTATTGGAGTTTCTTTGCTTATAAGAGAACCACCGGGTCCGGGTATTCCTTCTGAACTAATCGGAGGTTTAAAATCTACTGAGTCTTCAGAAATATATGGGTTTTGAATATCTTTTAATAGTTCAGGTGTATTCTCAGGAACTATATCTGTAAATAAATCGCTACTATAAATAGGGTTGTTTTTTAGCAAGTTACCACCACCCAACCAAGGAGCAACTTTGCGTTCTTTAGTAAGAAAATTCCACCATTTATTAGAGGACTTTTCTTCTTGAGCGTCTATTGGTATTGGGCCTTCTGGTGATGAAGTTGTACCTTCAGTAACTAATGTGTTCTGTCCTGTATTAGGAACAGCACCACCGTAAGGACTATCTACAAAATTCTTACCATCCCAGTTAGAAAACTGTTGCTGCCGCGTTTGATTAAGACCGGGCATTATTCTTCTTTCATTAGTCTCTATATTTTCCTGAATAGGTGTATCATTTTTACCAGTGTAAAACTCCCATAAATCTTTTTTCTCTGGAGTCTCTTCAACTTCAGGCGAGGGGATACCATAAGGGAATCCATGAGAATCTAATCTTGGTGGGTAAGAATGTAGCTGCCTACCATAAGGATCACCGGGTCCACCTAAGACGTTATTACGAGCCTGAGAAGAACCATACAACATAGCTTCATCAGTCATCTGATCTCTACCTAGTTGATTAACTTTATGCTTTGTAAAACCACCTGACTTATTACCCTTTAGTAATCCTTGTATTAATGTTTGTATAGAGCTAGCTCCAGTATTTGCGTACATAGGGGTATCCTCCATAGCTGGTACGTTTAAAAATGAGTTCTCTACAGAATCTCTTGTTGATTTCATAATATTATTTATATGATCTTCAGCGTTAGATGTTGGTACATCTAAAGTTCTAACCTTTGGTATAAGAGACTTGTAGCCTACGATAGGGTTTTGATAACCTAATACTTTATCATCACTAGAGAAAACATGATTACCAATTTTTCTTCTATTATGTGTTTTACTCCACCATTCCATAGGATAACCTTCACCTTCTAGCTTATCACTACCTTCAAATCCATAAAAGTTATCATCATCAGGTCTTAAAAAATAGTGAGCACCATTAGTAGGATCTACAATATCACCTTTTATCATACCTTCAAGAATAGCTTTAGATCTTAAGTATTCTTCTGACTCTTCTATCTTATCTTTATACCAATGATAAGTTGGATTATTTGATCTTGGATTAGCTGATGAAAATTGGTATCTAATTTCTCCTTTTTTGTTTTTTTTATTTTTATTAATTATATCTTTTATACTATTACCACCCCATTGCTTTTGATCTGCTTTCTGTCTATTTAAAACAGTATACATAACACCAGCTCTACCTTCGTCATCTTCTCCAACAGACTCTCCTAAAGACATTCTAATTAATAAGTCTTTATCATCTTCAGATAAAACATACTTACCATCATTAGCAGTAAGGTATGGTATATTACCACCTGCATTATACTTTGGTACATCACCTTTAACCATTTTATTTTCTGCAGCTCTTTGCTCTAAACCTGCATCATTCATAGCTTGTAGTTGTGGTCCAAACATCTGAGAAGCTTCTTTATTTATTACCCATTCACCCGGAGTTAGCATCGCAGGGATGCTATCTCTGTTCGTAGGATCTGTAAGGTCTCTCATATTAATCTCCTAGTTGTCTAGTTTTATTTTACCATAGTCAGTAAACCTATGGATAGGCGTTCTTGCTAGAATAGGATCTACTATTCTTTCTCTAATACTTAATGGTGCTTCACCCGGAAATGAACGTACCATATGTTTACCATAATATCTTCTCAATTGTGAATCAGCTGCTTCAGCTTGATTGTAATAGTCATACGCATAAGCATGTGCTTTAGCTTGAGGTGTCATCATCTGACTACGACCAAGAGGTCCACCATGATTATACTCTACAGGACCACCACTATTATACCCACATCCACAATTAGATTTACCACAAGATGGACATACTTTACCACCTTTGTTAAGGCCAAGTGATTCTTTTCTTAATTCTTCTAACTTAAATTGTCTACGAGCTTCTACTTCCTCTCTACCCATACCTAAAGGAGCACCCTGTACTACTGAACCAGCTTCAACGTCAGCCTCTGACATGTTCATCATTGGACGATACTTTGGGATAAGTGATATTTCAGGAGCATTGTATATACTTTCTTGTATAACAGGTTTAGATAAATGAGGAGCATAGTAATCTTCGTATTGACTTTGATTAAACATCATTAGATCATTAGGATTTCTGTATTTATTTGAATTAGGATCTTTAAAATCAGAAATTAAATTATCTCTTGCTATTCTATCAGCACCACCTAAAGGTGACATAGGCATACCTATTGCATTAACACCATACCCTTGAGCTTCTGCTACTAACGCATCAGGTATTCTAATGTTTTCATTACTACCATCTATATGAGATGTAGTTCCTGAAAAATTCATAGGTTTCTTTTTAGTTTCACCTTGTATCTTTGCAATCTTTGCATCGTTTAAAGCATCTTTCCTACGTTGTTCAGCATTAGATTCACTTTGTTTTAAAGCATGATCTAACTGGCTCTTAGCATCTTCATTAGAATAAGGAGATAGTGGACCTATCATATCTGGTGGTCCACCTTTAAACCTAACATCATCAATTCTTTCTGTAGGGAAATCCCAAGATTGTCCCTGTGTACCAGCCCATAAATTAGATAACCAATCTTTAGTTACTGGCATTGCTGATTGGTATGGATGAGCTTCTGGGACAATTGATTCAGTTACACCTTGATTATTTTTATTCAACCATGCTTGTCTTAACCTTTCTAATTCAGCTGCTCTTGCAGATTCTACCTCATCTCTTCCACCTACTGGCATACCTGTATTCATTCCAATTCTTCCACCATTATTTGCAAGATGTTTAATATGTCCACCACCACCACCAAGTTTAGATGCAAGTAACCCACCACCTATTAATAGTCCTAGAGGTGCTAAGGGTCCAAGTGCTGCCATTGCTGGTAATGCTCCTGCTAACCCTGCTGCTGTAGATCCACCTGCTACTGCACCTGCTGTCATAGCTGGAACTGCTGCTGGGGCTGCTGCTCCAGCTAATGCTGCACCTGTTCCGACATTCCCTGTTATAGCTGCTGCTGCTCCGGGAGCAATTCCTAACCCTGCAGGTGCTGCTGCTGCACCTGTTTGTAATGCTGCTGTTTGTAAAGCCGAAGGAGCTACTGAAGAACCTATAGCTGCTTGGGTAGTAGCAGATTGAGCTGTTTTTCCTACACCAGAACTTATAGATGGTTTGTTAAGAAACTCCGCACCCTTTTCCCAAGCTGCATCAAAACCCTCACCTAATTTATCAGTTGCCTTTGATTTCACAGCACCTTTAACTATCTCAGTCAATGGTCCATCCTTAACATTAGGATCATGATGTTCAAAACCAATAGGATTATTTCCATACTGCATTTGATTACTCTTATGTTTTTGAAAAGCCATTACTTACCTCCTCCGATTGTCTCGGAATGTTTACCTGTTTGACCATATAGACTAAACATTTTCTGTGCAGCATCAAAGTCTTTATCGAGTACCTTTTGATTATAATCCATACCATAAGATCCAACATCGCCAAGCGCGTCGGCATTAGATAGATAACTATCTGTAATACCTTTATGAGACCCAATGAAAGATCCAGCACCACCAAGTGCATCTGTACGCTGACGAGCTAATTCTTCTGAAGTTTTATCATAAGCAATATTACCCATAGCACCTTCACGCATCATCTCTCCACGAGCGGAACCAAGACCACCAGACATAGCAGCATCAGTACTAAGACCTCCCATTCTACCTTTTTGTTCTCTTGAAATTTGTTCTTTAATTTGATTTTGAACAACATCATATTGGTCTGCTCCAAAAATACCTGTTTGATTCTTTTGATCTTCATAGATACTCATAGCCTCTTCAGCTTTACCTGTTAGAATATTCCCATCAGCAACAGCTTTTTCTTTCATATCTAAAGCTTCTTGCATTTCAGGTGTGATATCAGCTACCCGACCAACTTTACCTTCATCATCTAATGCTTGCATTTTTTCTAATTGTGTCGTAAGGTATGGCATAAATTCTTTCGGTATAGTAGTAGTAGTGGTTTTATCTCCACCCCCACCCCAACAAACCATAGCGTTAGGGTGTTGTGTCCATTTCGTTGGACTTAACGGATTACAAATCATATTATAGCTCCTTCATAAATATTTGATAAGGTTGTTTGTACTCTTTAGGTAGAATCTTACTCCAACCTTTACGACCATACATACTTAAATGTTTACAGCCGACACCTTTAGCAAAGTGTTCAAACAATTTTAGACCTTTGTTTAGACCAACGTCATTCAAAATGCCCTTTCCTGTTAAGGTTACAATAATTAGTTCTTTATAATTTTCATATTGAATCAATCTAGTTATCGCGCAACCCTTTATAATTCCGTCCTCGTCTTCTAATATCCAACATTGGGATATATTTTCTAAACACTCTCTAAATAATCCAAAGGACGTAACGTCCCCAGTACCATGAGAGAGAGCATTAGATACCATAGGTTCTATCACTGACCATCTTAACGAAAGTTCTTCATCTCTTATTATTCTTATCAATGTATATTCCTTATGTCGGCCTTGTAGGCCATGTTATATTTGATGGATAACCAGCTTGAGCTGGAACATCTCTTAATGCTTGCCTGTAGTTTTGCCAATTAGTTTTATCAGAGTCTGATAGCTTCGCATTAAAGTCTACAGTTTGTACATAATCAGACTTAGCTAACAACTCTAATCTTTTAGATTCTGCATTGTATCTATCAGTTACTAACGTAGCAGCTGTTAAATCTGTACTTGTTTTAGATACTATACTACCATCTACAACTCTTTGTGTTTCAGAGTCAGACTTTTGTTTAATCCACTGATGTCCAGTAGGTGTATTAAGATCTGATAAAGAATCATAATCAGCTTGTAAGTTAGCTATTATTACTCCAGTTGAAGTATTGTAAATTGTATAATCACTCATCGTTTTAGTCCTATCCCTAGTAGTGCAAACCCAGATAATGTTGTATCTCTTATATTTCCATCAGTACTGTTTATAGCACCTTGAAGTTTAACAACCATACTTGTTGCACCTGATACAGCTGTAAAGAGAGCAAGACCATTAATTCTTACAGCTTGCCCACCTTGACCATTTACATTTTCCGAAAATTGATACGCTAAACTCCCATCTGCATATAATACACGTACAATCATTGGACCCGGATATACCGCGCCTTGTCCAGCTTCTGAAGGAAAACTAATAAATCCTGAAAACCAAAAAGCTCCTGTCATACCAGCAGTTATTGGTAATGTCATAGTACCTAAATCTTGATAGGTATTACTTGTTATAACTACAGCTGATGGGAATAAAGTAGAATTAGTTGTTACTGAGCTAGGATTTAAGTTAGCTGTACCTACAACATTACCATTTAAAGTTAGCAATCCAGAGCTAGGGTGTACTGTTATGTTAGTTGTAGCATCACCCATAGATACAATACCAGCACCTGTTCCAGTACCTATAGCTTTAAAGCCTTCACCACCTGTTACAGCACCTGTACTTGTATTAACTGCAAGATCACCTATAAGAATATTTTTACCTGTTATCGCATCAGCATGTAACTCATCTGCAGTTATAGCATTTGTAGCTATTTGGTTTGCTGTAATAGTATTTGCAAGTATTTGAGTTGCGGTAACAGAGTTTGCAGTAATTTTACCACCATCGATAGTAGTTGTATTAGCATTAATAATTGAAGCAAAGTCTTCTAGTACCCAATTAGATGGAGTTCTACCAGCATTAGTTGGACCAGCGTTAGCGTTAACAGCAAAATACATTTTGTTATCATCATTAGTATCAACCCACACATCACCAATAGCTGTTGCATTTGGCATTCCGTCTTGATAAAATGATTTTGCTTTACCATCAGCAGTAGTTTGTGCAGCAGTGGCTGCATTCTGAGCAGTAGTAGCTGATGCTCTAGTTACTACTGCTGTATAATCTAATAGAGCTTGCCTTGCATCGTAGTAAGTTTTAAAGTGTCCATTAAATACAGTCCTAGTTATCAAATTACTTGATGTTGCGCTAGTAAGAGTTGCACCACTAGACGCAGAAGTAAATAATTCTATACTACCATTACCTGTAACAAGGTATTGATATAAACTATCATAAGCTGAGTTAAAAGTAGTAAAAGTTGTATGACCTCCAACAACACCAACTGATAATGCTGTAGATCTTATACCGGGTTTTTCACCACGGATAGCGTCCCATATAGTTTGAATAGATGGTTTCTCATTAGGTGTAATATAGTCATCATCAGCAATATTATCTAGTAAACCTTGAGCTGTTGCTGCATTATCAAAAGCAGTGTTAGCTTTAGCCTGTGCAGTTGCTGCATCATCAAAAGCATCATCAGCCTTATCTTGAGCAGTATCTGTCTTATCTTTTAAAGTTGAAGCTGTAAAATCTAATAGTCCTTGCCTTGCATCATAGTAAGTTTTAAACTTTAAATCAAAAGCATTAGTCCCTGAAGTCCTAGAAATACTTGTATTTACTAACTCTCCTGAAGAAAGAACAAGCGCACCATTGGTATCAAATATAGCTATACTTCCTGTTCCGCTAACAAGATAAGTTGTTAAAGCTGTGTAAGCTGATGTGTATGTTGTATACTTAGTATGATTTGTAGCTACTCCTGCATCAACAGAAGTAGCTATTATACCAGCATACTCTCCACGTATGGAATCCCATAAAGTTTTAATTGAAAGTTTTTCTACAGGTGTAAGTATAGCATCTGAACTTATATCATTTAGTTCACCTTGAGCTGTCGCTGCATTATCAAAAGCATCATTAGCTTTATTCTGTGCAGTTAGTGCATTTTGAACTCCAACGTCTGCTCTATCTTTTAAAGTTTCTGAAATAAGATCTAACAATGCTTGCCTTGAGTCATAGTAAGTTTTAAACTTTAAATCAAATGTAGATCTAACAATTGTTGTATTTACTAACTCTCCTGAAGAAAGAACAAGCGCACCATTGGTATCAAATATAGCTATACTTCCTACTCCAGTAACAAGATAAGTTGTTAATGCAGTATAAGCAGAAGTAAAAGCTATGTACTTTGCATGACCTGTTGAAATACCTGCATCAACAGCAGTAGCTATAATTCCAGATTGTACTCCACGTATAGTATCCCATAAAGGTTTAATTGCAAGTTTTTCTACAGGTGTAAGTACAGAATCCGAACTTATATCATTTAGCTCACCTTGAGCTGTTGCTGCATTAGTAGCAGCAGTGCTAGCAGCAGAGGCTGCATTAACAGCAGCAGTGTTAGCAGCTGTAGCAGCAGCTTGAGCAGTAGCATCTAATGATCTTTCCCATTCACCTGCGGTTATTTGATCAGCTCCTGCGGATAGTGCTATATACATTAAGTTATCATCAGTATCAATCCATACATCATTTTTAGCTAATGATGTGGGTATACCAGATTGTTTAAATGTTTTTGGAAAGTGTACAGTTGTTGTGGTTCCACTTACAGTTGATCCTAATGAAGCTCCACTATTAGTAAACTTTACAATACCATCAAAGGTAATTACTTTTGCAACTAACCCAAATGTTTCTGTAACATTACCACCAGCTGAAGCCTCTACTGCTTTAAAAGTACATTGATAGTATGGATCATTATCATTTGTATCAAGAACAGGTGGAACTTGTGACCACCCACTTGGTAATGTTGTAAATGCTGCATCGTTAAAAGAATAAGTACTATTACTGTTTGTTGGTGCTGACGGTGGTGTACTATCAGTAGTAGTTCTGTATACAATACCGTTTGTTTGTCTAGCACCTGTCTCTCCTGTACCACCAGTTATATTACTACTCATAAGAATAGCATTAGAAAACGCTGATGCTGCTATACTAACTGATGTATTTAAACTTACTGCACTAGCTTGAATCATCCATAAGTATTGACCAGTTGATAACCCTGTAGCTGTTTGACTCCAACCATCTAGTGTTCCACCAGATAATGTATTATTTAAAAATGTATATGTAAAAGTACCAGTTGGATCAGTAGGAGGAGTTGAGTTACTTGTGTTAGCTTTGTATAGTTGAACAGTAGCAACATTAGTTCCGTCAATTACATCAGATATTGTTATACCATCTGATACTGTAAAGTTACCAGCTGAAGTTACAACACACTGAAAGAAGTCAGAAGATCCAGATATATCACTAGGAGTTACCATTAAGAATGGTTTATCTAAATCACTAGTACCCATTCCAGAATAAGCAGGATCAAAGGATGCTCCGTTCTTTGTCCAAGCATAAGAGTATCCTCTTCTATCTGCAACACTAGAACTAACGCCACCAACACGTACATCAGCTATAAGTACTTTTGTATTAGTATCTGAACCAAAGTTTATACCAGTATTAGTTTGTGGAAATACTGAAGAACTTAAATAATCGATAGATCCTCCAGCCCATTGAGATGCTAATGTAGAAAAAGAAGTTGTAGATCCTAATGCTCTTACGGATACTTGTGAAAATATAGCGTTATCCCCTGAGGCTCCTTTAAACTCTACAAATATTACATCTACTAAAGGTAACGTAGGTTTAGTTAAAGACTCGTGGAAGTACACAAATGTTCTTGTTCCCGGTGAAAACGATTGATTGGCTCCACTAACACTTGTAGCATATATTGTAAATACAGAAGTACCTGTAGTACCTTCAACTGTACCAGAATCTAAATCATCTCTTATACTTTCTAAATAAGAATTTAGTTCTGGGTTATCTGTTATGGGTGGTAAACGTAATACCATTACCTTGTACCTCCTGCTCCTAGACTAACCGAAATACCATGTATATCCCATTGTAGTGTACTTGTGTTAGATATTTTTAAATTAACTAATCTTGATACTATTCTTGTATCTACTTTGTAGTTTGCATTTTCACCTGCAAATCTAAATGGATAATCTAAATTATCTGTAGACGTAGTAAAAGATATAGGTTGATAAGCTGAGTTATTTGATCTTCTTAATTGAACATTTAATTCACCTGCAGCTGTTTCACTATTAGTGGCCTCTGCAGTTCCACTTGTTTGCATGTACAAAGCTTCAACTGAGTCTGTAACATGAGGTGCAGCTTCCATATTACTTTTTAGTACATAAGATTGATATGAAGATCCTGCAAATCCATACGTTAAATCAGCAGCATATATTTTATTAGCTCCCCCAAAACATACAAAGTTTTTAGCTTGGTTAATTGTACCTAACCCCCAAGGCCTTTCAGAATCAAATGATCCTGTAGTTGAAGGGGAAATGGTAGTTGTAGAAGTATCTACTACTCTTACAGATATAGAAGGTGCATTATTACTTGTTGGATTTTTATCAACTGATACATGACCACCACTGATTCTAGAATTAAAATCTGATTGAACACTAATTAAATTATGAAAAGCTGTAGCTACTTGACTAGAACTATGTCCTGCAGATACAGAACCTTCTAGTTCTGTCAATGATCCATCACTTGCAGTTACAGTAACTTTTACTGAGCCATTTGCAGATTGAGTTGTAAATGCATAAGTATCTGCTGGAGCACCACCACCGGGTATTGGACCTGCAGTTAATGTAGTTGTATTAGATGGTAAATCTCTTTTAGTCCAAGTGTTATTTTGATAGCTCCATACTAAAGCTTTATCTAATAATCCAACAGAGTTAGAAGAAGAATTACTTGGATAAGCTATCCATATTTCATCATGTTGTTGATTCCTAACAATCTTTGATTTTCTAAAAGATGTTGGATGTAAATCATTAAAGAAATACTTTCTAACTCTTGTGTCAGATAGAGATGTAACATTAGCCGTACCATTAAATTGATAGATATCGTTAGATCCTATTACAATATGATTACCTTTAAATTCAAATACTGATGATTGAGACTGCGCTCCATACTCAGTTGTTACAGGTATACTAGATAATCCAGAACCAGATACTCTAAGTTGAGTTATAGAATTATTTGTATATACTATAGGTGACCCTCTTAGATTACGTATTGCAGTAATTCTACCAGAGTCTGCTAAATTTAATTCATCTGCTGTACCAGCACCAACTGCAAACGGGTCCCAATTAATAGGTATTGTTCCCGGAGAAGCTACTGAAGAAGATCTTACAACACCATTAAGATTCCTAACAATTACTTTAGAAATACCAGCTGAAGTATTAAAAGTTATAAGATCATTACCAGCACTAAAAGCACTAAAAGAAGTTGTATTAGTTGTAGTTGTAATAACATTGCCATTAACACCATTAACAGTATACTCAACACTATTAAAGTTATCAGTTGCAGAATTATATACAGTAAACCTATCACCGTTAGATAAACTAGGGCTTGAAGCAAAAGTTGCAACTCCCGGATTAGCGGATGTAAATGAAGTTATTGCTGGTAATACAGGTTTACTTCTTTCAGTTAAATCACCTGCAATTAATAAGTTACCTGCTGATACTATAACACCACAAGATACAGAGACCTGCCCGGATATTATAGATCCAGAAGCATACGACTCCCATCCTGTTAATGCAGTGAATTTAGTACTTGAAGATAAATCAGTACCTAAGGATACAGTAATATGATGAGGTTGTTCAATACCATTATTTATAATAACAGAATATCCACCATTAAATAAAGTGGATGACCAAGCATCAGATGCAGTGAATGATCCTGAAGCAGGTGTTCTATCTACAGCAACTCCATTACCAGATCCATTAACACTAACTGTATAAACTTTATCAGCTCCTGATTCTCTTGATATTACTACATATAGTCTTTCATTTGGGTTCTCCCAATACACTATATGTTGTATATCTAATGTAGCAGCAAATCCAGTAGCTGATCCAAATATTTCAATATGCCCTTTCATTTTACTTATAGAACCATCATCAAACCTTACGTTATTAACATCCGACCATGCACCCATAGGTAGATTTACTGCAGGTGTATCAGAAATAAACCCTAACTTATCTATCCCTTCAAAAGGTATAATCTGTCCTGCCATGAGAACCTCCTATTATTTTACGTATGGATTTCTAAACTTAGCAATAGATCCACCAAAGTAGAATGAAACAATCCCAGCAAATACATCCAGCATTGTAGTTAACCACATCAGTGGTA